GAAGAATCAATTTCTATATCACCGCAATCATCAGTCAAATCAAACTCGGCATTAGAAAATTGTTCATCAATAATTTCACTATTATTATAAAACTCAGATGAGTTCAAATTAACAATTAGTGATGTCCCCAAATCGTTTTGTTGGGTAATCTGAGCCTCATCTCCAGGGATTGGTAGTGCATCACCCTGTTCCGCCTGACATTCACAAGTTGTACAATCAGGATAAGTTATCATAGGTAATGATATAATCAAAGGAGAAACAAACTCACAGTTCTCATTACCACAACCAGAACAAAAACCTGGACATCCAATATTGAAAGTATTTTGTAGACTACTATTTCTGATTCTACAAATAATACGACATAAAAAAGCCAATGCTGATAAAATCAAGTGTCCAATTACAATTACTATCCAAGCAATAGGCGTGAGGATATAAAGTAGTATTTGTAATAAGAAAAACAAAAAATCAAAATCTTTGTGACCATCATTTGTTGGAAATTTGTTGACCTCCGCTTCACATGTTCTGTCTAATATTTTTTTAATCCCTGTGAATTTGTCTTTCACATTCGCCGATTTATATTGATCTATTAAATTACTTACTGTGTATACTTTGTTATACACCATGTTGTAAAAATAATCTTGACAACTTATTGCCACATTTTTGTCGACATAATCAGACCAATTCAAACTAAAAGCATAAGACTTTTGGAACTGTTGATTTTGTGTTGTATTCTCACTCAGAAATGCGGGATCTACTCTACCCTCCTCATCCCACCCATATTCACGTATATTCGGAACTAAAAAGTCGGCCCTTTGAAGAACATCATTAAATTTCTGATTTGTATCATATTCTATTTTGAAACGGTATTTTCCTTCGGTTGGAATTCCAACGCTTGGATCGTTAGATAATATCTGTTCTCCGAATTCGTTTGTTGTTACATAATTCAAATTCATGGGGACTTCAACCAACCATGATCCATCCTCATTGATTACTCGTCCACCATTTTCCAAGTTAAATTGTTCTAGAACGGGATCTCCGTTTTCGTCCACCCCCTCCGTTTGTCTAATTGATAAAATTCTTCCTGGTGATGTTTGACTCCCACATAAATCACCCAACTTTGGTTTTATTTTACAACTTGTAGATCTTGATGATTGATCTTGAATATAATCCCTGTTGGATGAAGAGAATGTTGATCCCATAAACACAGCCTGTGGTGTTATGGTAATTCCTAAATCTCTCAGATCAAAATCTGCTCGAGCAATACCTATTTGACATATTTCGTTGTTTCCCCAAAATGGACTTACATTTACACTTCTTACAAAGTTCACAATTTGCGGTAAACTTTCTAAATCTGTTGAACTTTTGAATCTACCCCCCTCAAACTGACCTTCAGATGCTCTTCCGATTCTTATCAAATCGGATGGTGATAAAGAAAAACAACCCATATCCGATAAGTCCAAATCCACATTTAAAGCAACTTCACCCACAGGTACTCCGACAATCATAAAGTCACCACTTTCATTGGTTTTGGTTGTGAATTTATAATAATTGTCATATACTTCAATAACCTCGGACCTCGTCAAAACATCATTTGCCGATGGAAATGTACCAGTTGCCGCATGTCCAGGATAACTTGGTTCGTAAGGTAATAGATTATATCTAAATCCGTCTTCGTTTTTAGTAGATAAATCTCTATATGGATATAATGTTGATATTAAAGGATTCAGGGAATCAACGTCTGATAATGGAATGAAAACTGAAACTCTTGCATTTGGTATACCATACCCTTTGTTTACAATAACCCTACCTGCAATCACTCCGTAATCGGAGCAATTGCGGTCATAGACATCACTTTGTCTTAATTTTAAAGAAAGTATTTCTAAATAATCAAAATCTTGGTTGAGTTCAAGTTGAATCTGTTGGTCAACTCCTACTTCGGTTCTTATTCTAAAACTTTTTGACATAAGTCGGGCATTTTTTTATAAATACGGAATTTCGTATTTTATAAAATAGTCATATACCAAGAAAAATCATTAGGAGATGTTGACTCCCGAGAAATTTTTTGTTGAAACCAAAATATCTTTACTCGGAAATCTTACTTGACACATTTGGTTTGGTTGAGCAAAGATGGTTTGGTCTATCAATTGAATTTGTTTTGTGGTCTCGTCGGAATATGGTTGACTGATAGGATCTGATGAATATTGACCACCCAACATATTAAACACATTTATTGAGGTGACAGTGATGACACCTGCGACATTTTGAATCAAACTGGTGAGTTCAGCAATATAAACATCTTGACCCATCACTCGGTTGACCGGATCCATATATGTCGAAATTGTATTGACAATATTTGTTATTACTTCCCCTTGATTTTGAACCGCATCCAATACAACTTGAACTTGGAATTTCAAATCGATGACTTGTCCGCTTTCAATGTAAATGTAGTCATTTATCATTCTATAGTTTGAAAGATAATTCGCGACATTTTGTTTGATAGTATTCGAAACTATCGGAGTAAGTTTTCCGTCGGCATCATATGACAACATTTGAATTTTAATTTTGTTGTCTTCTTCTGTGATATTAACTTTTGCAGGACCACCAAATTGTCCTGGCATGGTTTGAATCAAAGATTGATAATCGTTGATTGTAACCGCTCTCTTTTGTGCCGCGAAGTTGTAAGCGACAAAGTTCCTTGCCTCTTCTATGGTTGGTTTGTCAGCCCCGCCAACGGCAGCAACAGGGTTGGTTACTCTCAAGGATCCCCTGACTTGATTATTAATCACACTTGATGGTCCATTAATAGCAAAATCAACATTACCAATCTGAGTAATTATATTTGTACCCAAATTAGTTCCTTTACCACCGCCGACACGGTATTGTATAAACAAAGTTGTATTTGGCTTAAGTGTCGCACCAAGAGAAAAATTATTACTCAAAGTTTGAATATTTGGTAAAACACCTGTGTTAGAAAAACTACTTAATAATTCTTGAGAAGAAGTGGTTCCACCACCAAAAGTCATTTTCAAGAACCCTTCGGGTGTAAATTCTGTGATAAATCTGTTGTTTGTTTGAATATATTTTCCAACTTTGACCCCCGGTTTGTCACTAGGTTTTGTGGAATCTTCCACAAATACACGATCTTCAGCTAATGCGTATACCTCATACCATTTGTCAGTAGATGATATAAATTCGGCGTTTGATGGAACATTTGCGTAGTTTGTACCATCTTTTTGAATTACAGAGGTCACCCCCAACACATTTCTTTCAGGTAAAAATATATTCAAAAATGGTTTTGAATCAGCAGGTGTTACGACTCTCTTGAATACTTTTGTAATACCATTTATGACTGGTTCCCTTTTAGTAATTGTATAATTTATAAGAACATTATTTGCATCAAAATTTGGTGTTTTGGTTCGGTTGGTAAACCCTTGGGAATTATATTGCGAAGAGAAATCACAATCATAAATTAATTCGAAAGTTTGACCACCACCAATAACCTGACTTCCCCTTCTGAGAACCCCCAAATATCTTTCATCCTCTTTATCACCAAAAGCCGGTACAGTAATTGATATATCCGCAACCGCCACTGAAGGTCTATTACCAGGAATCTTCAAACCATATGTTCTTGCGATATTAAAAACAGAAGATTTTTGTTGAGCAAATTGTAACACGGTTTCCTGTATACTACGGTCAATTTGGTAATTCAAATTGTCTGCAACACCAGCATTTAGATCCAATAATACTGAGAAAATGGATGCATCATTGAAATTATCAATGACATCAGGATAATATTGTCTAACATAATTAATGAGGTCGGATCTCACCGCCTCAAAATCCCTACTTGTATATGGTATTCTACTATTTGCCATTTTAGATATTAAGTATTACAAAATCTTTTGTTTCAAATGCATCTGAGGTTATGGTGAAAGAAATTTTTACTTTCGCAGTATATTCTTGAACACCTTGTCCAGCTGTTCTATAAATATCAAATATTTTATATTCAGGTTGGTCACTTACATATTCCCCATTAGCAAAAGTTTCAGTGTCTTGCCAAAGAGGGATAATTTCAATACTGTCGATTTTTAAATTCGGAATGTAGGTGTCTACCGCTTGTTGAATTTCGGCTCTAATAGCTCCAAATGTCGGTCCGTCCAAAGGTTCGAAAATAAAATCATATAAACGAGTACCAAAATCAGGAAGAAAGTATCTTGATCCCTTCCTTGTGAGAAGAAGATGGATGAGGTTGGATCTAATTTCCTGTTCGGGAGTTTCAGTCAGTGCCAAATAGTCACCTTTGAGTGAATCCCTAAAAGGAAATGCTATACCATAAGTTTTTCCGTTTGCCATTACAGATAAATATAGTATAGTAAATTTTTATAAATAAAAAACCCAAACCACTATGCGGTAATTTACGTATAACAAAACTCTACTTTTAATTTAATCCTTTTCTAAAACTCCTGATTCCTCTTTTTCCTTTCATACTCAAGCTCATACTCACGCTTAGCATCACAATCGTAAGACCATTTTTCGGAGTTTTCTTTCATAACGGCATCAAGGTATTTTTGTGTGGACTCATCAGATTTTGTTCTATGAAATTCATTTTTCATGTTAAATAGGTCTCTTATACACAACACACCTATTATTGCATCGGCAGGTATTTTTTCATCAGTAACAATTGCTATTTTGGTATAATCGTGTTGTTTTTCATTATATAATGCTGGGTCATACCACCATTTGTTTTTTAATAATGTTGTATCAATAACCACAACCCCTTCAGTATCTCGTTGTGACCATATTTCATGATACCCATTCATGGCGAAAACACTACATGGGTATCTATAGTTAGTCCATTGTGAAGATTTTGAAGCACAATGAGGTTCAATACCATTATTGTAAATTAATAATGGATCTATAGTGGTGGAATGTAAAATATATTTTTTTAACTCCCCATCAGGTAACGGAATTGCATCGTCAAAACTATCCCACTTCCAGTTAGCTTCTTCCCGTAATATTCTTTTAATTAATTCTCTCATAGTAATAAATATTATTAGAAATAAAAAACCCCTACCACTATGTGGTAATTTACGTATAACAAAACTCTACTTTTAATTTAACATTAGTCCAAAAAGAATTATTCCTATCCATATATTGATACAACAGAAATATAGACGATATTCTATGTGCCCCATCTTGTATCTTATCATCTATAACTACAATAGGTGGTAAGATTTCCAAAGATTGAGGATTATTCTTCATATAGTTAGCATACTCTATTACCTTTTTTGTTACACCCCATGAATAATCTTTATTCATTATATCTTCCACAACTTCTTTATAATATGGTATATCTTTTATTCTTCCATCCAAAATTTCATCTATGGTAAGATAATCTACTCTACAATCCATATTATCTTTTTGTTCTTGTGATATTGGTTCACCTGATGATTCACCTGGTTGTGGAACATTAAATTCTTCCTTTAATATTCTTTTAATTAATTGTCTCATGAAAAATAAATATTATTAGAAATAAAAAACTCCAACACTTGGTTGGAGTTTTATTTGTTATGCTGAACAAGTCAAACAGTCGGGATCATCTATTGAACATACTTTTGACATCATCTCGGTTGTGATTTCATCAGGAATATTTACCTGTGTTACAGGAACCGATTGTATCAAATAATCTTCATTGATTTTTATTTCATTCATATCAACTCCGAGTCCTTTAAGTGCCGAAGCTTTAGCTTTGGTTCTCAAATAATACATACCCGTCTTTAGTCCAAGTCCCCAACCGTAGAAATGTGCTGAAGAAAGTTTTGAGTGAGTAACATCTTTCATAAACATATTGAGAGATTGTGATTGATCAATGAAGATCGCTCTGTCTCTTGCCATATCAAGAAGATTTTTACCTTTCATCTCCCAAACTGTCTTGTAAGTTTCTTTGATGTGGTCAGGAATTTCGTTGATATTTTGAATTGATCCTTCCTCAGCAAAAAGTTTAACTCGGATTTCATTGTTCCATAGACCGAGATCAACCAAGTCCTCTACAAGATATTTGTTGATTACAACATATTCACCTGAAAGGGTATTTCTCTTATAGAGGTTGGAGGTGAAGGGTTCAAAACATTCGTTGTTTCCAAGAATCTGTGCTGTAGATGCGGTTGGCATCGGTGCCAACAACAATGAGTTTCTCAATCCTTTTTCGATAATAGATGTCTTCAACTTATCCCAATCCCATCTTCCTGATAGATCATCACCTTCATTGATATTCCACATATCAAATTGTAAAATACCTTTGGAAGCCGGTGATCCTTTTAATGATTCATATGATCCGTGTTGAATTGCCAAGTCATTAGACGCCGACAACGCCGCATAATACATCGTTTCAAAGATTTCCTTGTTGAGGGTCTTCGCCTCATCCGATTCAAACGCATAACCCAACATAGCGAATGTGTCAGCCAATCCTTGAACACCCAATCCAATAGGACGATGTTTCATATTGGATGTTTTGGTTTCAGGTGTTGGGTAATAGTTGATATCAATCACCTGATTGAGGTTGATGGTCGCTTGGTAAGTAACATCAAACAACTTATCAAAGTCAAAGGTTCTGAATCTTTTATTACGACTCCTAACTTTACCAGTAGGAATTTCCACCATCTTGGGAAGAGCGATAGATGCCAAGTTACAAACCGCAGTTTCGTTCTTGTCCGTATATTCAAGAATTTCGGTACACAGGTTGGAAGACTTAATCGTTCCAAGATTTTTCTGATTCGTCTTTTTGTTCGCAGCATCCTTATAAAGCATATATGGAGTTCCTGTTTCAATCTGCGAATCAAGGATTTTTTCCCAAAGAAGTCTTGCTTTTACAGTTTTGAGTCCTTTACCCTCACTTTCATATTGTTCATAAAGACGGGTGAACTTAAGATCGTTCTCATCATCATCATATGCGTCAATAAGACCTGGAACTTCATTAGGTGAAAACAATGTCCAATCACCATCTTCGTTAACCCTCTTCATAAAAAGGTCGGGTGTCCAAAGAGCAAGGAACAAATCACGAGCCCTGAGTTCTTCTTTACCGTGATTTTTTCTCAAATCAAGGAATTCAAAGATGTCAGCGTGCCACGGCTCCAAATAGATGGCAATTGAACCTTTTCTTTTTCCACCCCCCTGATCAACATATCTTGCAGTTTCGTTAAAGACACGGAGCATCGGGATGATTCCGTTAGATGTTCCGTTGGTTCCCTTAATATATGAACCCTTTGAACGGATTTTATGGATGTTAATACCAATACCACCTGCAGATTGTGAAATAAGTGCACAATCAGAGAGGGTCTTGTAAATACCAGGTATTGAATCATCGTCAATATCCAAAAGGAAACAAGAAGAAAGTTGTGGACGGGTTGTACCAGCATTGAAAAGGGTGGGGGTGGCGTGGGTAAAGAGACCCTGTGACAACATATCGTATGTCTTTTGTACCATCTCCAAGTTATTACCCCAAATACCAACGGCAACCCTCATATAAAGGTGTTGTGGTGTTTCAGCAACATTACCATCCACTTTCAAGAGATATGATTTTTCCAAAGTCTTGAAACCAAAGAAATCGAACTCAAAGTCACGATCGTGAACGATCATCGCATTTAATTCCTTTCCGTGTTTTTTAATAACTGCGTAGGTTTCATCGGAAATCATACCCGCCCTTTCACCTGTCTTAGGATTGATATAGTCGTATAGATTTTTAGCAACCGTAGTGAACTCTTTGGGTACGTGTTTGTATAGTGAAGTAATCGCAATTCTTGAAGCCAAGAATGAATAGTCAGGGTGAATCGGAATCATTGATGCCGCCG